AAAAGAAAAACTAAAAGAACAAGAACTAAGAAATATGGAGGATTAACTATGTGTGGAGGAAGCCCACCACCTATACCAAAGCCAGCAAAACTACCTGATCCAGTTCCAGCCCCACCAGCACCTGAAGAAACTGCCGAAGCTCCAAAGCTACAGGACGATGTTATCGGTTCTAGTGAAAGCGACAAGAGAAGGTTCAAGGCTATGGGAACAAGATCACTAAGGATTCCCTTGGGTGTTGGTGATGAACAAGCAACCGGATTAAACATTCCAGTATAAGGATAAGATATGGAACAAACAGGAGTTTACATAGACAGTAAGAACGAGGACTCCTTATCAATTACAGCAAAACAAAGGTACGAGAAATGTGAGGAATACAGACAACCCTATTTAAGGAGAGCAAGAGAAGCTGCAAAGCTAACGCTTCCTTATCTCATGGTGGAAGAAGGCGCAACTATACATACTTCACTACCAACTCCATTTCAGGGTGTTGGTGCAAGGGGAGTAAATAATTTAGCATCAAAAATTCTAATGGTTGCCCTACCCCCAAACGCACCTTTCTTCCGATTAGCTGTAAATAATTACCAACTCCAACAACAAACAGAAGAAGAAGAGTCAGCACAATCTGAAATCGAAAAAGTATTAGGGAAGTTAGAGAGTGTAATTGTTGGAGAGATAGAAGTATCAGGTGATAGAGTTCCTCTTTTTGAGGCTCTTAAACATCTACTCATTACTGGTAATGTGTTAATTCAAATTGATAAGGATGACGGCATCAGGGTATTTCACTTAGACAAGTTTGTTGTGAAACGAGACCCTATGGGAAAGCCCCTAGAAATTATTACAAAAGAAGAAGTTCACCCTCTGGTGTTACCAGTTGAAGTTAGGGAACAAGTAATAACAGCACAACGGTCTGAAGAAAAAGATAAGGACATTGAACTTTATACATGGATTCGGAGAGACCCTGACGATTATAACAAGTGGAACATACACCAAGAAGCTAATGATATTTTAATTCCAGGTTCCGAAGGAGAATACCCTGATGAACTATTACCTTGGTTGGCTCTTAGAAATAATAGAGTAGATGGACAAGACTATGGTAGAGGCTTTGTAGAGGAATATATAGGTGACTTAAAATCTCTTGAATCATTAACCCAAGCACTTGTAGAAGGATCGGCCGCGGCTTCAAAAGTTTTATTCCTAGTCAAACCAAACGGTACTACTAGAGTGAGAACGATTGCAGACTCACCAAACGGTGCAATTAGAGAAGGATCAATTGATGACGTTGGTGTTCTTCAGCTTAATAAGTTTAATGACTTTAGGGTGGTTCAAGAACAAATTAATAAAATTGAACAACGATTGGCTTCAAACTTTCTTCTAAACCAATCTGTCCAGCGACAAGCTGAAAGGGTTACTGCCGAAGAGATTCGGTTTATGGCACAAGAATTAGAACAAGCATTGGGTGGATTCTACTCAATCTTATCTAGAGAATTCCAACTCCCATATTTAAGGGTGCGAATGTCTCAACTTGCCAAGGCCGGAAAAGTTCCACAGTTGCCTAAAAATTCAGTAAGGCCAGCAATAGTGACAGGACTCGAAGCTTTGAGTAGAGGACATGATCGAAATAAATTAGTTTCATTCATTGGAACTATTGCTCAAACACTTGGGCCGGGAACAATTGAAAGATACATTAACGTATCAGATGTTATTAAGAGGCTTGCTACAGCCGATGCGATAGATACTGACGGTCTAATCAAAGACGAAGAGACTATGGCAATGGAAGCACAGCAAGCACAACAACAACAACTCATGCAATCTGTAGCACCTAATGTTGCTGGAGAAATAGGAAAGGGTATTAATGAAAACAATAGGGAAGAAAGAGCCAATAGCAGACAAGCAGAAGAAGGAAGTGCCACAAGCCCCGAAATCGGATAAAGATAGGGGTAGTAATTATAAAGAAATCACTCTTCCGAGTGGAACAAAAATAACATATAGATGAGGATATTGTGGTTGAACAAGTAGAAACATTTAACGAGGAATCGGAAACACAGGATCAAATTCCTGAAGTATCCGAAAGACCCGAATGGTTACCTGAAAAATTCAATTCCGTTGATGACTTTGTTAAGTCCTATGGAGAACTAGAATCTAAATTAGGATCACCAAAAGCTCCAGAAAAAATAGAACCTTCAGAAACTACTCAAGACACACCTACTGGATGGAATGTGGGTGGTGTTGACATGGGTAAATACAACGATGAGTTTCAAAACTCTGGCAATCTAAGTCAACAATCTTATGATGAATTAAAAGAAGCCGGCTATCCTAAAGAGATAGTTGACTCATATATAGGTGGTGTGAAAGCACAATCTAGAAGTGAGATCGACAACCTAAAGGGAGTTTATGATTCAGTTGGTGGGATGGAAAACTACACCCAAATGGTTCAATGGGCCGCCACCAACATGAGTTCAGAAGAAAAGGCTTCATACAATAGTATTAATGATAGTGGAAATGTAGATGCAATTAAAATGAATGTACATTCTCTACACCAGCGTTACTCAAAGGCAAATGGGATTGACCCCAAATTAATTAGGGGTGATACAAGTCAATCTACTGGTGGCAAGTTTGAATCAACTGCCCAAATTATAGAAGCAATGAGTAGCCCAAAATATAAAACTGACCCAGCCTACAGGCAAGAGGTTTATACAAAGTTGTCGAGATCATCTGTGATCTAGACTCCCTTCCAAAAAAGTAAAAATCCTCGACCCTCTGCGGAGGATAATCTAGTGACGAGTAACTTTGTGACGGAAGATTTTTTTCTATTACAAACTAACTAACGAGGACAAAATGGCAAATGCAACACCGTCTAGAATTGGTGTAGTTAATGCTACTGGCACAAATTATAAAGAGTTATTTCTTAAAGTTTTTGCTGGTGAAGTATTAACTGCTTTCAATGAGACAAACATAATGCAAGGCTTAACCATGAATAGAACAATTACTTCTGGTAAGTCTGCACAATTTCCTGTGATGTGGAAAGCCGCGGCCGACTATCATGCTGCTGGTTCAGAGTTGATAGGTGCTAACGCAATTAAACATCAGGAAAAAGTAATTAACATTGATGAGATGTTAATTTCAGATGCTTTCATTCACGAGTTGGATGAGGCAATGAATCACTATGATGTTAGATCAGAATATTCTAAACAACTAGGTGAGTCTCTGGCTCTCCGATACGACAAGAATATTCTACAAACAATTATCCTTGCTGCTCGTGCAAGCTCCAACTTTTCCGGTGGAGATGGTTTCGGTGGAAGCACCATAACCGCCGCTGGAAACGATACCTCTGGTTCAACTTTAGCATCGTCATTGTTTACTGCAGCTCAAACGATGGATGAAAAAGATGTACCGGAAACAGAGCGATTCTGTGTATTGAAACCTAAGAACTATTACCTCTTAGCTTCAACGACAGATGTTATTAACAAAGATTGGGATGGTGCTGGTAGTTTCTCTAAGGGTACAGTCTTAGAAGTAGCTGGTATCACAATCTTCAAGTCTAACAACGTACCACAATCAGTTATCGCTTCTAATTCAGGAGAGAATAATACTTATAGTGGCACGTTCTCTGATGTGGTTGGTTGTGTTTTCCACCCATCCTGTGTAGGTACGGTTAAATTACGAGACCTCAAGATGGAAATGGAATACGACATCCGAAGACAGGGTACATTGATGCTTGGTAAGTATGCAATGGGTCATGGTGTTCTAAGGCCAGAATCAGCAATCGAACTTGCTAAGTAGAAGTTCTAAATTTTAAACACTAGGGGAGTAGCCTTTCGGGGTTGCTCCCCTTTTTTGTGAGGATAAAATGGCTAGTCCAAACACACCAACATTATTATCAGAATTAGAAGCAGTAAACATTTTATTAGACTGTGTTGGAGAAGCCCCTGTAAATACATTAAACAATCCCGGTTTAGTGGATGCTGTAAAGGCGCAAAACCTTTTACATGAAGTAAGTAGACACACACAATTACGAGGGTGGAGCTTTAATACCGAAGAAGAATATGTTCTATCACTTAGTGTGGACAATGAATTACCCCTTCCGAATAACACTTTGGGGGTGAAGATTAGTAACACTAAATATCCAACTGTTAATGCAGTCCAACGTGGATTAAAAATTTATGACATAAAAAAACAAAGTTTTATATTTTCATCAAACCTTGAATCAACACTTATTGTATTTCTTT